GTTTCAAACATGTCAACGAGTGTTGCGATATCATCTTCTGTCGTAAAGGAGGGGAAGTTGAAGGCTTCAGGAGGCCAGTAGCGATCTGAGTCAGACTTCGTGCGATAGTAAGGAATTGCAAGGTACTGTTGTATTTGTAATGGGGATGGAAAATCCGGGGGTTCGGGAAGTTCATCCTTGTGTTCTCGTCGATAAGCGAGATCTTTAAAGTAGTCAAACTGTATGAGGACGGGGAGTCCACGTTGGTTATCGAACTTATAAGATGTTGCGCGCGTATCTGGGAATATTCCGTTTTCTTTGAGGAATTCGTAAATATCACGGCAGATGCGTTGGAGGCGCGGGGATCGACCAAGGTCAGCCCAGGCGATGCCGATGCATCGTCCCATTAGCTGAGAGAATTTATATCCACCTTCAGGGTACAGTAACTGTGCAAGTAGCTTTTCTTGATCGCGGTAAGCGTGACCAAAGTAATTCTTGTAGCCGAGGAGCTCTACATCGAAGAGAGAGTCTCTGATTGTAGTGGCTTCAAGAGATAGCTTTGCGTTGAATCGCCGGAGAGCGATTTCTGACATCCTTTGAATGAGGGAGTCGCGTTGGTTCGGAGGGATGTAGTACATCAAGATAGAAAGTGAGTCGTCACCTAAAAGCTTCAAAATAAAGCGTTTGTCTAAGACAAAGCCTAATTCGGAAAGGCAGGTTGAGATCATAATTCCATTGATGATAGAATCCATCCATTGTGTTCTGAACATACCCGAGGGTAGTCCATTACGGATGCGAATCCACCAAGAGCCATCAGGCATGATGACAGGGGATGAGAATGTTGCGTATACTGTCCAAAAGTAGAGATTGATCATGTTCTGTGTGTTGAACGAGGTGTTCGAAGGAGAGTGGTATTTATGATCTGATTGATAGTGCGTCCAGTTGTAGTAGGACATAGTTGCAATAAAAACGAGAGACATAAGTTCGAATAGGACACGGTGGTCGAATTCAGACCAGTCAGCAGAAATGACAATTTGTGAGCCGGTGGAGAACTGGAGAGTTAACTCTGTGTGGAGTTTCATCCAGCCGCCAAGAACGGTAGGGTAGTTCCAAAGGAGCGGGGACGAGATTGAATTTCGCCAGCGTCGAAACGAGCATTCACATAGTGAATGGCGTCTTTGGATGTGCGGAACGGTAGCTCGACTGAAGTTGAGAGCGGCCAAGGGTACAGGATTGTCTTTGTGTAATGCACAATGTGGACGGGTTCGGATGGTCGAAAGGCTTCGATCACGTAGTTGAATCCATTCCAGAAATGTTCATCTTTGATGACATCTGTCTTTGGTTGCTCCATTTTCATGAAGTCGAGGAACTGGGCTTCTTGATCCTCAGTTGAACGTTCGTAATTATTGACGATTACGTCGCGTTCAGCGGTGTAGAGGTGCCGGTCGAAGAAGAAACGAACGATGGACTGATATGTATCCTTGAATATAGCGGGTACGACAGTCGGGTGATTAGGTTCAGAGTCTTGTTTGATTTTGACCAGGTTGGGCGAGGTTTCAAAATTGATTCCAAGCTTTGAGAGAAAGCGCAGGTGGTGTTCCATTGTAGTGGTTGGTAGTAGTAGAATTGGTTGGTTGTTGCAGTCGGAAAGTTCAAAAGCCGAAGGAAATTGTTGCTGTCTTTGGAA